ATTTATAATTAGTATCAAGACATCTTCTATACGGCAACTTTTTTGCGAAAAAATATACAGTATAAGTTCTATCTTGTTTTTGAATAAAACAACCATCTCTTTCTATCTTTGACGTGGCGTCTATATCTATATCTCTAAAGTAATCTACTATATGCTGACGCTCTGATCTAGTTAGATTATTGTTTTTGCTTATAATGTTAGGGTTTATATTGTTTGCAGTTATCACTGGTAATGTATGTAAATATATAACTTCATTGTAATCAATACGATTTTCTTCAAACTCAATTGTAAATTTAATGCAACCAGTTTGTGGTATTGCTTCATAGTTCTTCTTTTTAACAAGCCATTTTGGCTGTTTTATTCTTTTTGACGTAATTGAGCTTAAATCCAGTGTATGTTTCTTTATAATCAATTCATTAGATTTGAATGTACGATCATCAAGCATATACGTTATTGTAGCGTTTATAGTGTTTTTTTCTATTAAAAACTTCCTATAATCTGCAATTTCAATTGTAAAAATAAAGCCGTCATAATATATTTGTTTATCCCTAATAGAGACATTCTTTGAGGTACCTTCTATAATTACTTCACCTTCTTTTACTCTTAGATCATTAAATAAACGCAACGTAAGATTTCTAATAATATTCTCTTTAGTTATATCAAGCGTATAGTCTACTTTGTCTTTTGGGTGGATAACAAAAAGTTGTACCTGAATCTTAACAGTTTTGTCTGCGCAAATAGAATCGTTTTCACACGTATAACACGTCAGTATTTGAAATAGTTTAATATCTAATAATTTGCTTATAGAGATATTCTCATGACACACTTTTCTAATTATAATCTTCTTCGCTTTTGTTTGAAGATATTGCATCTCATTCTGTATAAGTAACGGTGTTTTTTTTATGGCTTTTTTATAATCGAAGGTTATTGTTGCAGGCACATCTAGTTTCTGCAAATCATACATCGTAGGGAATTCCTCAAATGCAGCAGCAGGATCAACTAAGTTCTTATCAGTAATAAATTGATCCCATAACTCTTTAGTACCTTCGACAAACACAGTATTTGTTCTCACACCTAAAGTTCCAAATAACTGCATGATTTTTTGATGCACGCTATTCTCAAAGTAAACATTATTAAATAGTTTTACATCGCTGGTATTATTGTTCGTTTTTCCTCTTCCGTATCCTAGAAAGCTGTTAAACAACGGATCGATTACAATCTCAAATGTGTCTTCGTCAATCCCCGTGTAATCAGCTAAATCCACTCCATAATTATGCTTAATAACAAAATTAAATTTCTCAGTCTCGTTATCTGTAAAAGCTAGTTTACAAGGAACAGTACAATCTTTGAAATCTATTTCTTCAAATCTAAAATTGCCACCACTCCAGTGAGCGTTTTCTGGTTTAATGTAACATGACAATGTATCATACTTTTGATCATAATACGGCAAAAATAGCGCAGTTTTATTATTACTTGAAGATAATGCATGAAAAAATCTCACCTTGTTGTCAACGACTTCTAATACAATATGTTCAATTGGGACTAAGCCTGGGTTGTCATTTGCTAATTGTGATAACGATGGATACAATTTGTCTTTTACAACTAAGAAGTTATCGTCTTCTTTACTTAAAGTAAAATCTTTAGATCTATCAGTTGTTCGTAAATAATCTTGTGTCTTATCTACTAAAACTAATTGTTTAATTTGAGTCTTATCATAACCTTCTGTTTCAAGAAAAGTGAACATATCACGCGTAAAGAGCTTGTATAAATTCTTGCTTGCATTCTCTAATTCAAAAGTAATTTCAATATCTTTTACAACAGGCTTAAACTTCACATCAACTAGATTAGACTTCTCTATCCAATCTACATCTTTATAATCACAGATAATTTCACATTGGTATTGGAGATTATATGCCAAATCTTCAATGTGTTTTACTGCTACTTGGAAATCTTCGTAACACACAGCTTGTACAGAAGCAAAATTCCACGCTTTCAATAGAGCATTGTATAATGCTAATGTTTTTGCACCATACTCTTGCCCTAGAAATTTCTGTAAATCTAGAGTCTTGTTTACGCTTCCAATAAAAGTCGTTTCTAGTTGATGTTTGTTCGCCATTATACTGGTTCTATATGATTGTCTTTTATACCTAGATTGATACCTTCTACTGGCTTGTAATTCTTTTGTGGTTCACAATCCCTACAAATTTCGCAAATATCATCTAAAACTAAAAGAGTCTTTTCAGCTTCTTTGATATAACCTGATTTGAGCGCAATCATTAGAGCATCTATATAGACGTTGATTGTACTAGCATTTGACATACAATCTGGACAATCAGGATAAATTTCGTTACATCCTTTAATTGTCTTAAGCTTCATGACTGCTTTTAATAAGCAGTTGTAGTAGGTAGAAAACTCGGTAAAAAAGCCTTCTACTCTATTACCTTTAATGTCTTCTAATTCGACGAAAAACAAACCTGCAAATACATTTCCAAAGCCAATTTCCTTTGCAGTATAAGTTAAACTTAGTCTAGCTGATTTGTTTAACGTACTAGACAAATCTTTTTTCTCGTAACCAGTGCTTCCTGTAGCATCCACAATACGTTTTCTGATTATCAACTTCGTGAAATAATTTTCATTATCAGATGATGTCTGTGTCCTTGCTTGCAATATAAGTTTATTCTCGTTGTCTAAAAAAAGTTTACTTATCAGTATCATCTCTCTTAATTTTAATAAAGGGTGAGCCAGACACATATCTAACTCACCCTTTGCCAGTTATTCTGTGATGCCTATACAAACGGAACTTTTACCAGAGGCTTCAGCAGCGCAATCAGAGGATCTAAAGCTGCATTAGCCGTGGCAGCACTTGCTTGTTTCAATGCGATTATAATACGTATACCATTCTTGGCATCATGCCAATTAACAGCACTCATAATGTTGCAATCTAGTACAATTTGTGTATAGAAAGCATCAGGATCTGCAACAAGTTCAATGCCGTTGATAGGCAAATCTGCTCCCATTTTATAAGGACTTGGATTCAATTGCCAACCTGTAGACAAATATTCTAGTTGCCGTACATCATAGCCACTACCTTGTTCACCAGTTACTGTAGACATACCGTCATCTACTTTAGCCCAACTACAAACGTGGTTTTCCACTACCATACAAGGTAGACACCAAATGCTACGTCCTTTTTGATACATAGCATTGAGAGGAGACGAGCTTGCAATCTTCGGATACTCTTTTAGTTCAATTACAAGATCTAGGAACTTTGTCGGAGCGGCAGGGTTAGCTGCATTAGCATTTGTTTTTACAAAAGCTTTTGCTTTATCAATTCTTTCTTGTACATTAGTACCAGCAGCAATGTCTGCATCGGTTGCACCACGTTCTACAAGCTTTACATCAAAAAGTGCATCTCTATCAATCACTAAAGCTTCAAATAATCCTACAGCAAGCTTATTCGGATCAGAAATATTACATGTAGTACAGCTGTTGCAACATTCACCAAGAGCTTGATAAGTCTTAGTAAATGTGTTATAACCTTGCATATTCATAATCTGCGTAGATCTGAACTCTAGCTTTAGTACATATTCTTTCCCGCACAAGAACTCAAAATCCGTAAACTTAATTTTCTGCTTAGTTGCTTTCTTATACGGCAATTTTGTGATGCTTTCGATTTCTGTAAGCTCCAAATAAGGATCGCCCAAGAATTTCAGCTTTCCTTTACCGTCTGCGTAAGCAATATAACAGTAGTGTGTAGCGTCAAATGTGTCTAGCTTAACCGACAGATTTGTACTTCTATCAAACACTGCGAAAGTCTCTTTAGTTTTCGCAGCAAGGTCATCCAGAGTTTTACCTGCTTCATTGAGAAAATCAACGACAGCTCCTCTGGTAACTATCATTTGGAAAGGTAAATTATTTCTGTACATTACTAATTATTTAATTGGTTCAAATTTAGCTTTGTCATCTTAAACGGATCTTGTATTTGAAGCTGTCCGCTTGCCAGCATTACTGCTATATCTACTATCTCTCTATGTGTATGTGGAGATAATTCACAATCTTGTTTTTCTGTAAGTAAGATTGTTTCATTAAGTTGATATTTACCTCCTTCTATACCCTTTGCATAATGCATATATTTAGGTTTTCTTAGGTAAGTCAATAACACATCTCCTAAGTCAGATTCAGGCTCTTCGGAAATATCAGGAAGCTCAAGCTCAAGTTTGTTTTCAATAAACATGCCATTTATTTCTCGCCACACAATACTAGATTTATCGAATGGACTGATATGATTACTATCATCGTGTTGCTTAATTTTAACTACGCAGGACACATTTTTACAACTTCCTGTTTCTCCGTAGACTAGTGCTCTTACAAAAAACATATAATCTTCTGGTAAGTCATATCTCTTGCAACTATATCCTACACTTTTTTGTATCTTTTTATTGTCTACAAGAGATTTTTCTACTACAAGCATCTTAATATCATCAGTGTTCCGCTGAGATTTCTCAAAGCCTAAATGAAATGACAATCGAGGTTCTGCTACCATCTTGATAAACAATTCCTGCGCTTCATTAAGAAGCCAGTCAACTTCGGGAATCAGAAAGTTTCTAAACTGCTGACTGTCTATCTTATTTAATTTCATTTTGAAGTCGTAATGCATCTCCTCGATTGTCATTCTTCGCTAATTCAACTGTGACATAATTCTCAGTTTAAGCTCTTGGTTCTCCACATCTTTGAAGTACTTAATCACATCTTCAATATCAGAACCAAGCATTGCATCAAAGTAATAATACTTTGCACCTTTCTTCTGAAGCACATTCTTTTGCAAAGCCTCTACGATCAAAGCTCGTAAAGCCACATCTTCTTTATCCTTTTCTAAAAGAGACAAAAGACTTTGTGTTTCTTTCTCCAAAAGATTATCCATCTCAACATCCACAAAATCATCCGACTTACCTTTCAAATTTTTACCCCTAAGAATAAGAATAAGCTGGATTTTACGCTCTTTGCTAAGCTTGGCTACTTCCATGAAAGCTTTATTTTTCATAGCAATTTTGCTTGCCTTAGCTTCCACTTCTTCAGATTCATCAATAATTACGAAAAAAGCACTTGGAAATAACCCTTCATCAAGCTCTCTAATAGAATTAGCTACAAATGGAGAAGCTTTTAATATCTTCAAACGGATAAATTCTAACGGGTTATCTGTGTTAAATAATACAGGATAGTTAGGCAATTTTACTGTAGCTATTTCAGAGTCCCAGAAAGGGTGAGGCGCGTTCTGGTTGAAAAATGGTGTCAAATCGTATGTAACACCTTTTTCTCTTAACATGGCAATATCACTTTCTGACAGACCTGTGCTATACAAGCTGGTAGATGAATCTACCAAAGCTCGTATAACTCTAGGTCTTGAGAAATTTTCTTTACCTCTTTTTTGATGCCAACGCTCTCTTTCTATTGGTCTTACTTCAACAATCATAAGGATATTTTTTAATTTCTAGCAAGAATAAGTTCGCCACATTTTGTTACATCAGTAACTTGAACACCTAAATTGCTCACAGTTACTATTTCGTAAGCGTCTTTTGAAGTTGCGGTATTCGCGCCTTGAGCAGGTCCTAGATGTCCCCACAAACCATCAATGTAACTAAAAGCATCCCCATCTTTCTTTTTTACGATCTGAATATTGGACGCAACACCATCACCTGAAAAGTCTAAGAAAGTCATACGCTGTGATTCAAGCGGGTATCCAGTAATTGGATCGATTTCAAAGTTCAAATCACGAGCATCATACAAGGGTTGATGTACCACAGTTAAACTCGAGCCATTTGCCATATCGTACTGTACATATTGCATACCTGCTGAAAATGCATTATTGTGATACGGGCTTGAAACTCTTTTCTGAAACTGTTCAATATTACGAATAAATCCAGACTTCTGTGTCCAGTCTTGGACAGCACGGTGGAAATTTAGCATACCATACTCACCAGTATAAGCTATCACTTTACGACCTTGTCCTGGTTTTGTACGACCATAAAAAATATCCATAAGATATTCTTCAATAAGACGCGCTGTTAAGTGATTATAGTAAGCAATGTTACTGTCTTCTAACTGTTCTTGAATCCCAGGAAAAAGGCGAACATTATTACCAGTACTACCTGTCAATGAACTAGCTTGGCGACCATACCAAAGAACAATTTCTTTTTCGCGTGCCCATTGTCGCCAGAATTCTACTTCTGCATAACGAATCCAAGATTTGTGAATCTTCCCCGTATGATCAGGAATACCTACAGCCAAAATTTCTGTAGAAGCATAATCGGTAATACTATAAGTTTTACGCCATTTTCCTAACTTGTTTTTTAATGTAATTGGTGTACTAAATTGGGTAGAGCCTGCTTGCTCTGCTGCCTCTTCGTATGCTGACCCTAGTTTTGCCCACTGAGAACCGTACGTTAAATACTTCTCAGGAATGAACATATTATCATCATCGGTTATAATCTGCATGTTATATACCCAACCATCGCCATGACGAATGGGACCATCCATAACACGAGCTTGATAACGTTTATCAGAAGTGCCAGGAAACAAAATATCACCAGGTAAAAACCAGTTATTGTCTAGCTTTAATTTAAAAGGACGTCGATATTTTCCTGCTAGATTACCTGCCTCAAGATTTTCAAGAACAATCAAAGGGCGTGTATTCGCTCCTTTAAGATCCCATTCCCACTCAGTAGTCCCAATGACTTTTGTCATCATAGGATTCCCTAAAGCCATCGACATTAACGGATTATCTGAATAAATATTCCGTGCAGAAAACAATGTTCCCATTGTATTTAACAATTTTTCAGGACGAGCTAATAATGCATCTCCCAAATGCTTCTGTGCAGTGTAGTTAGCATTCCACTGCATTTGCTTAGTAATAAATCTACTTCCTGTTGTTGCCATTATTGTCTATTTTGTTTGTATTATAAGTAGTCTGCTAATGTTTTCTTGGTACTATCTTGAGGTGTCACCCTTCGTACATTATTACGCATATCAGCTGTTATATCAGATTTTAACTGTTTTGCTATTGCAGACATATCTAAGTTTGACTTAACCAGTTTTGCCAACAATACAGCTTTTTTGGGATCTAAAAGAAGTTTATTGATGTCTCTAATAAATGGTGTTACAACAGCGCCATTCTCCTGTTGAATATTTCTTTCGGTAAGATAAGTAGGCAAAGACATTTTATCTTGATGAGAAAGTTTTACACCATCAATAACAGGATTTAAGTTAATCAACTCTGCAAATTCTACTTTTCTCTTTCTTCTATCTTCTCTTTCTGCTAAAGCTTGCTCACGTTGGCGTTGAGCCATTTGTTCTTGTCTCTGCGCTTCCTGCTTTTCCCAACGCTTAAAATGAGATAATGCTACAGCACGTAATTTACCAGAATCTTTGAAAAACTCAATTTGTGAATCAATATATTCTTGATCATAACCATCTGCTAAAAGCTGCGTTTGAATTACAAGTTCTTGATTAGTTTCGTCATTAAGATCAAGATTTGCTGAAAGCACACGAGGTTTTTCATTCATAACAGTGTTCAAGAATACATGAGGATCTCCACCATTCACTACATATTTAATTAAATTTTGTACAATATCTGGTGTACCTGCCACAACCTCTTGCACACGATTTTCTACTGCATTATGTATAATTTCTTCAATTGAGTCTATAGCATCTTCTTCAGTTTGAGGCATATCGTTGTCATCAATTGACATGATACCTTTTTCTTTGAACAGATTTAACGCAGATAATATGGGAGATGTTTTAGTATTAGGTTTTGTCTTTTTAGTTTTATCGTCATCGACATCTTCTACATCATTTTCAGTAGACTCATCATCAAGAAAATCTACATCTATATCGCTATCATCGTCATCATCCTCAAACAAAGGATCTACTTTTTTATCCTTTTTCTTAGGAGGCTTAGGTTCAGTATTCTGAGAATCGTCTTGGTCATTATCGTCCTCATCATCCAGATCTTGTGTATCAGGATCTTCAGGAAGCGCAGACGACAACTCGTTGAAAAAATCATCAACGTTGTCATTCCAAAAATTCTTGTTATTCTCTTCTGTTTTCATCTCACACAAAAATACAGTTTAATTTATGAAAATGTTATACTCAAATCTGTAATTTGAGTTATTTACGTCAATAGGATTTATTGCTCTTTCTTATTTCTCTCGTTTTGCAATTTCTGCTTTTGCAAAGCTAATTTTTCTTTTTCTATTGCTATCTTTTTTGCCTCAACTTGCTTTTGATTTTCAAACTTTTCTCTATCCAGTTGATTTTTAGCTTGCACTTGCTCAACTTTCAAATTATGATCAGCTGCTTTGGCTAGTTCCATAAAATCATTTGTACCGTCATTATCTTTATCTAAATCAGGATTAAATGATGCACCTGTTAAAGATGCTTTAATGATTTCTGTTTGCCGTCTTTCAGCTTCTTTAACTCGAATGGTTTCTAGTTCCATTTGATGACGTTCTCGCTCAAACTCTCTCTTCTTTTCCTCTTCTTGAGCAAGAGCTTGCTGTTCCTGTTCTTGCATCTTTTTAACTTCCTCAAGTTTTTGCTTCTGTCTTACTTTAAGAACTTCTTCTGCTTCTACAATAGTTTGCTGTCTCAATACAGAAATTACATCCGCCAACTCAATTTGCTGTGACTGTAACGCAGCCTGTGCTAATTGTTGTATCTGTTGTTTAGTTTCTTCAAGCTTATAAGAATCAGTAACAAAAATGCCATAAGTACTATTATCTAATAACTCGTCATCCATTTCGATAATCTTTTGTGTAAGATCATCTGTAACATAAACCAGTTTTTCTTGATGATAAGTAGAATACGCAATCTTTGCTTGTTCTAATAATGCTTCTATAACAGCTTTGCGCGCTTGAGTATGTTGAGAGAAGTAGGGCTCTAGAGTATTAGACGATTGTTGTAACGATTGTTGATAATTTGTACTTGTCTCTCTATTCCCTACTTCTCCTGTTATCTTCTCGTTGATTCCAACTGCAACTCCTGCCTGTTGACGTATATAGTCAGCTAACTGTATATAACGAGATATATCTGACGCTAGAGATAAGTCTATTGTCTTTGCAAGAGTATTTACATCATTATATCCAGAACCTTCTTCATTTGGGTCAATCCACATAATAGATGTAGACTCAAAAAAATACTGCCATTTTTTTATATCAATCCCTGAAGATTTAGGTATGGCATTTATATTCATTAGAATCTTTTTGCCTTTGTCCGATGCAAGCATAAGTTCTAGACGATACATCACAATATTATAGTAATATTGATACGTTTTCAATCTGTCCATAATAGAGACAGGTTCGGAGTTCATGTTATCACACACGACTCCGTAATAAGGTAGCTTGCAATAAAAAAGATTGTCTATATCCTTAAATTGTCCTGGTACAGGTTGCATCTTCACATAAATATCTGTACCTATTTTCCAACCTTCATAAACTTCTGGTATCCACTGCGATTCTAAGTTTATATCACCCGCATCTTCATTTAACTTGTAGTTTTCATCTACAATGGTCTCTAAAATCTCGCCCTCTTCATTTGAATATGTGAGAAATTGAATCTTTCGCAAACCTTTCCAAGTACAATGTAATACTCGTACTGTATTTAGATCACGTTCAGTTATATCGTCATCAAACTCAAAGAATTCGTCTATAGCTTCTTGTGTACCTGTTGCAAATTGTTTGTCATAAATTTTATCAATATCGCTATCTGTAAGATATTCCCCAAACTTATTGACCACCTCTGATGGTGACATCATGTATTCACAAGTAGCCCATTCCCCATCTTCTATCTTATCACTATTTGCAGACATACTGCATCTAAAATGTAGCGGATTAACTACTTCTATGTTAGGTTCTTTATTCCAAATTTCAATGAGGTAAATTTCACGTGCAGATAAACAATAATGTTTGAATCCTTGTGAAAATTTTGCTTTTAACTCACAGCGTTCCGCTAAATATGCTAGCAATTGATTTGCCAAAACTTCCGCAGGATCTTGATGTTCTCTTTCCATGTAACGCATAACTTCTGGCGGAGTCATTGCGTGTTCTTGTTCTTCTTGTTGAGGTTGCTGTATTTGTCCTACTGGTGCTTGTTGCTGTTGAGGTTGAGCCTGCAACATTTGTTGCGGAGCTTGTTCTTGTGGCGTTTGGACTGGTTGTTCTTGATTGATAGATGCAAGAACTTGTTCTATAACATAGTCTCTAATAAGTGAAAATTTCTTTTGCTCTTTTCTTGTTGTTGCTTCTGCATTAACAGCAAAAGCTTTCCAAGAAAAAGGCAACCTTAATTCCATACCTAATAGCGCTTTCACCTTTTCTGAAACTATATCTCTATTAACCATTTGAGCTGGCAATTCTCCCGCTTCTGCACCAAAAGGTCTGCATACATACGCAAAATCTTCAAGATTGATTTTATTGTTAAACAGAGCATAATTAACTTTCATCCTCTGTTGATCTGTAATTTGATAATCAAGAGAAGCGAGAAAAGGATCTGTTGTATTATGATGATCTAAACGATCTATATGTTCTCTGTACCATTGCTTATGATTGGCTTCTTTCTGCACCATAGTAAGTCTAGGTCTTGATAATAAATCTTTTGCCATTATTCTAGAAAATTGTTGTTTTTTGATACATGGTATTCATCATCTCAAGTAATTCCTTACCGTTTGTTTTAGCAGGCGTTTCAAATTGAACGTCATCTGACATAGATTCTTGTACTTGAAACATACACATAATAAGTGCCGAAATCAAGTCAAAGTTATCTTTTCTATTATAACTAATCAACTCTTCTAATAATCTTCTAGAATATATTCTGTCTAAAACTCTTATCGGATCACCGTTTTCGTCATAGTCTACAACATCTATAAGCCAGTCTTGTATATATTTTTCTCCTTGACTTCTAAGACTTGCATTCATGTGACAACCATAAACACGCGCTACTGTAGAACCTTTAATAGCTTTTGAAATAACTCTATCTGGTTGTGCCGCTAATAAATTTAAGCGTTTAATTCTACGAAAATAGTTTTTTGTCCCAACAACTTCATTTTCATACATAATGGTTGTGTTGTAGAAATCTGCAAAATATTCTGCTATAGCATCTGCATATTCCGAAGTATCTCCTCTTCCGATATATTCTGCCACTATGTTAGAATGTGTATAAGATTGTCTTGTAGGAGATTTATAAACTATGATTGCAGACAATGATGTTCCTGTGTCTTGTCTTACAGGGTCATATCCTATCTTATAAGTTCCACGTGGGGCTCCTTCTTCAGGATATTCATAAATCACAGGACATCCAAGCAGATTTTTAGGCAATGTTTTATAACTTGTTATTGGAACTGCTTTACCTGTTAAGATTGGTGTTGCAGTGACTATTTTTCCTTCTCTTTTGAACTGTACTGGAATACCCTTCTTTTCTTGCCACTCATTGTCAATCACCTTGGCAAGTTGTGCTTGTAATTCTGCAATTGGAAATAATGAAGCATTATTAGTAGCAAAAGCCTCTTCACCATTTAATGGCTCTTCTTGGATTTTATTCTGGATTTCAACAGTAGAAGCTCCATCTTGTTTTCTTTTTTCACGTGCTTTAAGAATTGCTTCTCTAGCACCTTCTACATCTGAATTCCCTTGCTTATCATAATATCCTTCTAGATTCCAATTAGCAGGGTGAAAGAAGCTTCTAAGAGATTCTTTCATATCAGGATTCCAGATATTGTAGAACGGTAGCAAATCAAAGGCTTTTGGACGGGTATACATATCTGCAAAATCCACTGAACCAGATTCCATATCTCCTGAAGTCCCAAACAATGTTATTAAACCTGTTTTCAATGCTCCTGCTTTAACACAGTTTTCCGAAGATGCATACAACTTTTTTAATAATCCTGGTGTGCCGAATTTTCCACATTCTTCTATAAAAATATCTACGGCGTCTTTACCACGATTTGGATCTGGATTGTTGTTACAAGTAATGGCTGAAATTTCTGATTTGAAACCTTTCTCAATTTTAACACCATCCTTATATGTTATGTAAGAAGCTTTAATATGCTTGAATGTATTAACTACATCCGAGGGCATTGTCCAAGCTGTATTATCATTTACAAAAGTAATCATCTCCAACGCCATTGAGAAAACACCTTTTGGGTAAAGATATTTCTTATCAAAAGCATTGAATATTGTTAGAGAGTTAGGTTTAGTAAAAAAGTTGTTTGCTGATATTGCAGCATTTTTATAGGAATAACCCTTACGACGTGATTTACCTACCAAAAGATTTAACCCACCATTTAATGCTTCTGGTGGTAACTTCACTTCTAGCCTCAAGTTGTTATAGATTTCGAGCATCTTTTTTTGAAGCTCTGTTTCTGTCAGATTTTCAAACTTCTCTGGAACTCCACCACGATAATAGCCATCTAAAATTCCATAACGAGCAATTTCTCGTACCCAAAAATAATTATAGTCCCCATCCCAAAAATCAGGGAAAGAGACTTCTTTAACTACAACACGAGTATTTGGATCTGCTACTCTGGCTATTTGTGCAAAGTTGAGGTAAAAATAGTGATCGCCTGTTATCTTAGCACCACCTACTGAATAACCCTGAATACATCTTCTACGCTGTTCTTTCCAGTAATCAAACCAACCAGAAGACATCTCGGGATCTGCACAATAATATCCCTTCTTTCTGAAATGATTAGCTTCTTCTTGAAAACACGATGTGTTTATCCAGATGCCATCATCATTCCGAATACTACCTAATAAACCATCTGTATACTCATTTTCAATCATCTAAGCTCTCTGGATTTGCAAATGGTGAAATCTTCTTTTGAGCTCGAATTTGTAACTCTTCTTGTACCTCTTCTTGAACTATTTTCTCGACACCTTTTAACTCAGTAATCACTTTTTTAGTATCTGCAACAGCTGCTGTTAAATCTTTTGGCTTAAACATAGGAAGTAATGTTTTTGGATTAACTGCTTCAGGATCTAGGTTATTAAGATAATTTTCAATTTTCTTTACGAGTTTCAAATTCGCTTGGTAATATGTATACGAAGCCGAAGCTTCTGTATTAAATTTGTTATATAATGCTATTGCTTGTAAAACTAAATCGTCAGGAGTATACCCTTTTTCTCCGAAGACCTGATCTATAATTCTTGCACTTCTTACATTCTCTTCATATTGTCTGAAAAAGTTTGTTTTTGCTACAGAACAAAAGAACTCTATATATGCAAATTCTTTTAGAGCAAACTCTTTGTCTTCTGACTTATCTCTTTCCCATATATCAGAAAAAGGATGTACCAACAACGTCTCCGCTGTTGGTACAACTTTCTGATTTACAACATGGAATAGTATAGCCATTACACTGTTATTCCGTGATGATACAGCGTATAGATTGCTGCATAAAGACCTTCCACAAAATCTTCCAAGAATGATTTATCCCATAATTTTTCATAGTCTTTTTCATTATCCATGAAAGCAACCTCAACTAAGACAGCAGGACATACAACTCTTGACAAGATATAAAAATTAGCTTCTTTATCTGAATCACCATCAGATAAATCTTCTCTTAATTTATGATTTGGCACTGCCTTTATAGCTTCTTTAATAAACTCATTACAAATCAAATCAGAAGTAGTTACTCCTTGAGTTGTAAAGAATTCCATCCCTGAGCCACCCCCAGCATTAGCGTGTACAGAAAGTAGCATACCGTTAGGCACATCACGAATGATCTTGTTAACACGTTCAACTCTTTCTTCAAGAGAAACATCACGAGACTCTTCTGATACTCTGTAGTATGGAATTTGTGCCCTATCTAATTTCTCTGCAAGATGGTTAACTACCCATCTGTTAAACATACCTTCATACAGAACGCCATGTTTCCAATTTGGAGAACGCTTTCCAGCTGTTTGATATTCTCCACCAATAACCCCACCATGACCATTGTCAAGAATGGGAATAAAACGTTTTTCTCTGTCCATTATTTCGACACAACTGCATCAATAGTTAATAACTCTTCAGAACCGTCTTGAAATTCCACTTTTACATACTTCTTGGTCTCGTATGCATTATTTCCCTCTGCGACTAGATGTTGTGGAACTTCTCCAGCTCGCATAGTGACTTTAACAGCTCCACCAGCAATATCGTAAGATGGGTTAATACATCCACAAGACGCTGACACGTTAACAATTTTACTCACATCTTCCTGCTTAGTGAGTTCAAAAGATACTTCTACAGTATCTTTTTCTTTACAACTAACTGTTTTAGTTACCTCTTTGAAAAGACTCATTTTTGCAACTAACTTTTATTGTTTTCTGATTGACGATTTCATTATTCAAAAGTATTGACAATAACACATAATCACAATCAATAGGATCCTCTTTCTGTACTATCTGCCAAAAATTACCTCCAATTCTTACAAGTCTTCCTGCGACAAAAGCTGCCCACTTTTTAGAGCTCATAAACGGAGGATAACAAGGTTTATCGCAAGATTTAGAAGCCATCTGCAAAGCTGTTGTTGCACAGCCACACATCTTACAAGAACCTGTCTTGTAACACACTTGATCCATAACCGATATTCTGAAGTCTATCTGTGATAGAATATGAGGTCGTATAAGTTTTTTATACTTAGAATAGTACAGTTTGTAACGAATGTGACCTGTTATAAATGCATAAATATTTTTAAGCGTTGGCTTCGCTTTCTTTATTGGCTTCTGCTTCTGTGTTTCTGACATGTTTCTCTAGTATTTCTAAGTTCCTCTTGGCAGCTTCAAAATTAGTTCCTTTTTCAATAGAGACTGCTATTTTCTTGATAAGATGTTTTGCCCTACCTAAACAGATTGAAAACACTGCAAAATGCATAAACCTAAACCTCGGCAATACAGGTAATTCTGGATCAAGTATCATTTCTTCAAATCTCTTGTAAGGCGCTTCTACAATCTCCTGAATTTGATCTAGCGTATATTGTTTACGTATCTCTTCTGGTAAGGTTTTGTAGAACTCGTTAATGACTTGTCTCGATGTCTGTACCATTTTCTTCTTCAAAGGCTGAAATTTCCAGCTTAAATTGATACCCTTGTATTTCAGGTTCAGGATATAGATATTCGGGAATATATGCCACTTCTCGCTTTTCTATGAAGCCTTTTTTCTTTAAGGACGAGATATAGTTCGACAAACCTTGTGGACTAAGCTTTAACTTCGTGCAGATAGTTGTTTTATACTCTGTAGTGAAAGCTTGCTCAGGGTTTTCCATAAGCAGTGCTAAAACTTCGATTTCCATCTTTGTCAGCTTCTCTGGCAGCAAAGGAGATATAATCTCTAAATGCTTCCTCATATACTCCTTACGAGGTACTTTTAAGCTCTTTTGTAGAATTCGCATCGTTCAAAATTTTCACAAATATACATATCAGAATTGAAATACAGAAATTTTCTTGTCAAAAATTTTTGATGAAAAATTTGGCAATCTGAATTTTTTCTTGTTAACTTACGCGCTCGCGCACGCGTATTTATTACTATA